GCTACAGGATCGGTGTCGATCTGGACTCCGGTAACGCGGTAGTAGCCGGAGCGGCGTGGCTCTACGTCACAGATGACCGGCACGATAGGTTCGTCGCCGTTGTCCTGATAGCCAAGGAGTTGGTCGCGCAGTCTCAATGCATCGGTGGCCGGCGAGACAGTCGTGGTGATAGTGACCGTGACCTGACCGTTCTGTTCTGCCCACATCGACGGATCGTTGAGAACCAGCGTCTTGCCAGCTCGTCCGATGGAGAAAGCCATCTAGCGCAAGCTCCTATCGCGGAGGCGAATTTGGCGGGCTGTCTCGGCAATCTCCGCCGCCGTGGGCTGGTGACCCTTCAGGCTTCCATGACCGCCGCCTTGAGTACCTGTCTTGTAAGGGGGAGTGGAGATTTGGCCCAGGCCGCCACCTGCGCCTAGATTGCCCGCATTGTTCGGATTGAGGAATTGCATCAGGCGCTCAAGCGCGCCACCCTTGCCAAAGGTCGAATCGTTGGGAGGTCCAAAGAGGACTGTATAGAGGTTCTGCCAGCTTGGATGCGCGACCAGAGCGTCCGTGGCATCTCCAATACTCCCCATGTCACTCGCCACCTTCTCGAGATCGGGGATGAGATGATCGGCGAGATAGTTGTCTACGGTAGTTAGCGACTCGACTAGGGCAGGCCCGTGTTTTTCGGCCAGCTTTTCCCATGCCGTGGCGAGGTGATTAGTGGCTACCTGGAGTTCTGTCGGCGTCGCGCCCTTGTACGCTCTCGCCACGCGCAGGAGGTTGCGCTCTATCTTGTGTTGCCTCTCCGCGAAAGTGTCACTGGTCTTGATGGCCTCGAGTGTGAGGCCGACCGCTGTAGTCAGTCCGCGGTTTCGTCCGACCTCTGCCTGTTGAACCTTGAACACTGAATCGGCGAGGCTTCCGCCCTCCGCTGCCTGGATGTGGAGAGCGATAGTCATCAGACGGCTCAAGTCCTTGGACTTCACCCCCTCGCGGACGAGCTTGGCGTAGGAGTCGATGACCTCGCTTTGATTCCCGATGAAGTCGCGGTTGGTCTGCATGAACGACGCCAGACTGCTCTGAACGGCACGTGTATTGAGGCCCCTTGCCTTGACTGCCGCTGCAAGGTTGCCCTCCGCCTTGGAGTGCTCTTCGGCGATATCGATCAAGTTCTTCGAGAGCGCAAAGAGTCCCCCAGCAATGATGGTTACGCTGGCGAAACTCGCCCCCAGCCCAAGCATTCCCTTCTCGGCCTTGGCAACGCCGGACATGTTGGCCTGGGTCATGATCTCGATCAGAACCCGATCAGCTATTGCCACTTACCACCTCAGCGTTCAGTAGAAATACAAAATCGCGGACGACCTGTGCGGGAGTCTCCATCAACTGTTGATAACTCCAGTGCAGGCGTCCGCAAAGTTGCCACTCAATCAGACGGCGTGCAGCCTCGGGATCTTCCCCTTTGAAAAAGGGACCTCTTGATCGTCTGGCCTCCCATCGAAGATGCGCTTGACCTCTTTGGTTAGCGCCCTCCCATCCTCACGGCTGAGCGCCGCGATCTCCTCCGCACTCAGGGCTGGCAGAATCACCGCGTACTTGGCGTAGGTGTAGGCCTCAGTGCCCTTGTCCACGCCCTCTGAGGTGATGTGCAACTGCTCGCCCCAGGTCGGTTCATGCGTTTCCACCACACGCCCGCTGGGCAACGTGAAGTTCGCCATCAGAGTCCCCGCCCCCACCATCGATTCATGCCGCCGTAGTACTTGCGGATCACGCCTTTGACTTTGGAGAGTGCCTTATGGGCGATGTAAAGACGACGCTGATGCACCGTGCCCCACTCTCGCCAGAAGCCCTGTGGGGGGGACTTGAGAACCCCCGTGCTTCTGACTCCCCTGGAGGACACGTCGGTGACGTAGCGGTCGCGCAGGTGATAGCCGAAATGACCGGGTCCGAGGGGAGTCTGAGCCTCCACCATTGGCTTGATTTCTCTCAGCATCTCGGCGATCATCGCCCGGTTATGAGCAAGAATGTTCGGAGCTGCGGTCAGGAGCTTGGCCTGAACCTGTTTCAGCCCAATTACTCGAATGTTGCCTCCGATGAACGCGCCTGGAGTTGGCACCTATGTGGTCTGCGCAAAGATGGCGCTAGCCCCCGGCCACTTAACCGAGGAGTGTGCGAGGTCGCCGACTGACCCATCCGCTACCTGATAGGTGCTGATGAGGACGTTACCTCTGTAGGCAGGGTTGGTTGTGCTTCCTGCGCCTGCCTGGTTGCGAAGCTCGAAGGCAACCACCGTTCCGAGAATCGGGAAGAGCGTGGCGTCGACCTGAGAGGCAGCGAAGTCCTGGTTAAAGTCGAGATCTACCGACCAGTCCCTCAGGCCAGCCACGCGCGTGCGGAAAGGCTTGGTGCTGGTGGAAAAGGCGGTGGTTTCCTGCTCCGCCACATCGATATTGAGCGTGGCTTTCTTGCACATCGCGCTCATATCGACCGCATTGACAAGGATGGTTGGATTGAGAAAGACAAACGCAGCCAAGGTAGATTCCTCCTAGGATGAATTACGAACCGGCAGCAACGACGTGGAGGGTGAATTCCCCTCCGTAGTAACCAATTGCCCCGACCTCCTCGTTGCCTAGTGGCCGGAAGCTAACGACGATGCAGTCGTCCACAGCGCCACCTAGCGTCCGATCGCCCTCGATGGCCTTGTGAACCGAGAGGGTTCCGTCAATGTCTGCAAAGGCGGCGAGGGTCGCCTGGTCGATTCGATCCACCACCTTGCTTACCAACACGATCACAGGCACGTCGAGCTCGAACTTGCCATGAGTGAAGGTGCCGTGATAGCGGGGGATTGGGGGAACTCCGACGACCGCCATCGGAGGGTTGACCTGATCGGGGAGATAGGGAGCCGTGCGCATGTTCTGGCCGTTGACCTGGATCGTCTTTAGGCGAGTCTCGATCCCCTGCATGATTGCAGTGAGAGTGGCCGCAGGCAATCTAGGCTGCCTGGATCGGTTCGAGAATGAGGTCGGAGAGAAGTGCCATTACTTTGGGGTTCTCGCGGACGCGCACGGCGCCCATGGCGCCGAACCCAGCGACCCCGAACGGAGCATCCTTGAGCTTGAATAGCTCTTCGGCGAGGATCAGACAAGCCTCAGCGACGCTGGCAGGCACAGCCGCCCAACCCCACCGAGCTGTGACCTCAATAGAAGCTCGTGGGGAACCGAGCGCACCCCACCAGAGTGGGAAGTATTGATTGATGCCCCGAATACGGTTGTAGGGAAAGCCAGCCGACCCGCCAACGATTCCGTTCAGCGGTTCGAGTTGATAGTTAGCCGCCGCCCAGGTGTACTCGAAAGTTCCGTCGTTCCCATAGTCGGCCTTAACGACCAGCCCCGTGACGGTGGAGAAGTCATCGACTCGAACGAGGGTGGGGGAGTCAGGGTAGTAGACCCTTGCGCTAGTAGTCCCTGCATCATTGAACTGACGCCCGCAGATGCCATCGATACTCTGGGTCGAAGCGGCAAGTGCGCTATCGAACTTGGCATCGTCAGTCGTGTCCGAGAGGCCAAGACGCAACTTAAGAGTGGCTTTACTGGCGTAGCTATCGCCGAGCATCACTCACCTCCACCTTCTCCTCGGATCTCTGTCCATTGGAGCGCAATCTCTCTAGTTCAGCCTTAAGTTGTGCGACCTCTTGAGCTAAGCGCATCAGCTCGTTGAGGATCTGAGCGAGTGTCTGGTCCATCAGGCAGCTCCCTTGATGAAGCCCTGTACGACAGCCCAGGCGCGGAGTTCATTGACTAGGGTGACGATCGCATCGGCTTGGGCGGCAGTCGTGTAGCCGAACGGCGTTGTCTGGGTTGAGCCGGTTGTCGCGACGGCCGCCTGCGCTGCACCCGCGCGCTGAGCGATTGGGGCAACGCCGTAGAAGCCGAGAGTTGCGTCCTTGACGGACACGGCAAGCGCGCTGCCAGCTAAATGGACGGTCTTGCCGCCAGTTGCGGCCTGGATGACTAGATCGCCAGCAGTAGTACCCGAGAGGATGCTCCCGTTCGCTCCACAAACGCCGATCTTGTGGGTACCGACACTATTGCGAATCTGGATCGTGTGGGTAAAACTACCTGCGGTATTGCCGATTAGAACTAGAGGGTCTGAGCTGGAACCGGTAGCGCCCTGAACTTCTAAGCGAGAAGGCGAGACCAGTCGGGCTATTCCGCCGATGAGCACTGGATCGCTCCCAGAGATGGCGACCGCTGCAGTAGCGTGACTTCCATTGATAAGGAGGGAAGTGGCCGCCGATGAGTCATCGCGGAAGGCTTGATCGGTAACGGATGAGGCGGTGACCCCGAATCCCACATGCCATGAACTCGGACTGATGCGGCCCACGGCGACGGCCACTGCGGGATAGCCTGGGTTGTTACCGTTGGCGGTTACCCATACGCCCATCGTGTCCGATGGTCCAGCACTGCTATAGACCCCATCAGTACCGGTGAAGTTGGAGCAGCGCATTTCCGTGGCGTATGCATTGCCGGTGTTCGTATCGCGGCGGCCGTGGAAATATCCGCCCGCAGCATAGCCAGTTCCCGAACCTTGCACCGAGCCGAGGCCCTGAACGCCGACCGCATCGTCGTTATGGGCTGTCTGTGTGGATTTGTTGATAGCGGTCCCAAGGACTCCGCAGACCTGAGCCTCGTTAGCCGCATCGCCAGTCGCCGAAACCCAGAGCCCCGCATTGCCCTGGTTATTGGCGCCATTGGCGGCGGGCATCGAAGCCTCGGTGATCCTCTCAGTTCGGCTGATCTTGAAAGTAGGACCAGAGCCGACGGTGATAGGCGCGCCCGAAGTGCCCTGACGGGCATCCATCTCAAAGGCCGTCCCGTTAACGAAATACTGCACGTCATCGCCCGAAGCAAAGGCCACGACTCCCGCGCCAGCCGAGAAGGTTGCACCGAGACTGAAGACCGGTGTGGCCGCGAAGGTTGCGATGCCGGTCTGCGCCAGGGTGCCGCTGATGGTGGTCGCGCCATCGACTAGGAGGCTCGCAACATGTGCGGCCCCAACGGGCGCGGGTGCGGGCGGGACGCTTACTTGGATCGCCGTCAGATCGAAGGGCCCGGCGGTTTGGGGAACCTGGACGAAGTATGTCGAGTCAGTTGGTCCGGCAAACTCGGTGACCGTATAGAAGGTGTTGTTGGGAGTCAGGTCATTGTTGGCTTGGAGTTGAACAGACACGCTTCCATCCGCAGCCGCGACGACCTCAATCGGCGCCGCCAGATAGTTCGCACTTGTTGCCGTAACTACCGTGTCTTGTGATAGCCGAATCTCGATCTTGCCATAGGGCTGAACTGCGCCCGCAGCTCGGGTGCAAGTCTTAAGCGCCAACCAATGCACCTCCACCATCGACCCAATAGCCGACTTGCAGATAATCGACAGTGATCTCGGGCACAAACACGAACTGCGCACCACGCCGCAGCCAGTAATCCACCAGCATCCCGTCGAGGGCGTAGGAGTCACCCTGCGCGTGGTGGGGATCCCAGGTCGCTATCTGACTCAGCAACTCCGTCCGATGCACGACCAGCGAGGCGTCGATGTTGTTGACTGTGCGCCCTGGTGCGATGTTGCCGTCGCCGAGCACGTGATCGATGTAGGCAGCCTGTGAGTAGGCGAAGCCTGCCTCTGGATGTTCCTCGAGCGCACCGATCAGAACCTCAAGGTGACGGGGACGCCAGAGGTTGTCGTCGTCTAGGTAGGCGATGTACGGGGTGTCGGCCAGCAATCCTCCTAATACACGGTTCCAGTGGCCTGGAGTGCCGTGAGGGCGTCCCAGAGGCACCACGCGCACGTTCTGGCGCAAATGCCCGATGGCGCGCAAGGTATGGTCGATTCCGCCGTCATAGCCATTAGGGACGATCAGGTGCGTCCACTCCTTAAAGGTTTGGTTCTGCAGCGAGCGGCAGGCATTCTGGAGCTTCTCGTGGCGCTGCGGCATGGTCGGCGTGATGACCGTGACCTTCACAGCCGTATCACCGCCAGAGTGCCGACGACCTCAAGGGGGAGGACCTTCCGCCATTCATCCACCGCGACCTTGACGCCGGGGTTGTTGAACTCGTCGTAATCGTGGACGGCGAGAATGCCTCTCGATGCCAGGATACGAGCGCAGTTCTCCAGATCGGCTAAGCAGGCGTCAACGCCATGGTCGCCGTCGATGAAAGCCAGGTCGATCTTGCCCTGCAGCTCCTTGGCGAGCGGTGCGTCCCTTGCCAGCAACTCCTGACTGTAGCCGATGCAGATCGTCACCTTGTCCTCGAGACCGGCATTGGTCAGGTTCTCCTGCAGGACGGGCAGAGTACCCGCGCGGTACTTGCCCATCACATCTGCCGTCTCGATGCCGAAAAGACCCCAGCTCGGCACGATGTTGTGCGGATCGCATGACCAGACGTGTTTAGCAACGGAGGCCAGGGTGGAAGTGCTGAATCCAAACGCAGCGCCGATCTCGAGGATGCGCTTACCCTTCGCGAGTTCGCGGAGCTTGGCGGACTCCTCATCGAGCAGTGAGGACCAGATCTCGACGCCCGCGACAGGCTGTTCGCGCCACCCTAGACGGATGCTCATGCGTCCACCAGCAGAGCTTCGGGAACGTATTTCTCAAGGCGCTCCTTGAACAAGGCCTGGTCTGCCTCAGCCTTCGACTGACCGAGTCGATAGATCTCGTCGTCCCCTGCCTTGCCCCAGAGCGGGTGCAAGTGCTCGATCACCGCGTCCTTGGCGAATCCCCAGACTCCGCGCTTCTTAGCCGCGGTGACGATCTCGTCATCGACGAACCAATGGCCGTATTCGTGGGCGACAATGCCAGGCCCGTCCCAACTTGCGCCTACCTTGTCGATGTAGGACCGCTTTATCAGCGGATGACACGTGTGCTCACCCGCGAGTACGCGCGGATTAGCCAGATCGTTTGTACCGACGACAGAGGCCACAGCGCCCACCTTCTGAGCGGCCTCGAGCCAGCCAGAATGGAAGCGAACATCATCTCCAACAAGTAGGAGCCAAGGTTCGGTGGTGAGTTTGTAGGCTGCATTGACCTTCTCCGCAAACGTGGATCCTTGAGTAACGCGAACCTGAGCGCCAGCCTTCTGCCAGGCCACTGCGCTCTTGCCGGCTTCCTTTTCAGGGCCGACGATGGCGTAGACGGTGGCCTTGTCAGTGCTTGCCTTCAGGCTCTCCATAAAAGGCGCCGCGTTCTGTGGCCGACCCATTACCGGAACGATCACAGCCGTCTTTTCGGCACTTCCCTCGGCTGCCTTCTGGATCGCTCGGCGCTCCTTGTACTGGCGGCTGCCGATCCAGTCGAGCTTCGCGTGTGACGCCTCGAGATTGGTCAGGACGTGGATCGGGATATTGAGCGCACCCACACGCAGACAGAACGACAGGTCCTCACCGATCAACTGACCGGTGGTGGTATTGCGAATGCGGTCGTACCAGACTCTTCCGTTTGCCTTCGCCACCGCCTCAAAGACCGAGCGGTGGATTAGTACGGCGGCTGAGCCGGTCCCTGCACAACGGACTAGGGTGTTCTCGGGATAATCCCAGCGCACTGAGTAGCCCTGTTGCCCCTCGATGGTGGCCCAGTCAAAGATGGTCGGTGTGGGCCAAGTCTCAAAGCCACCCTTGCCATCAGGCTTGAACTCGCGCATCGAAAAGCAGAGGGCGCCGACCATCGGGCGTTCCTTGGCGTCTGCCGCCTGGAACAGACGGTCGAGGTGATCTGCCTCGAACCCCATGTCGGTATCCGACCAATACATCCAGTCGGCCTTACCTTCTTTGAGGAAGGTCTCGACTGCCTCATTGCGAGCTTCGCCGAGGTTGCCGGTCCCGCAATGAATGGCGATCCAGCCACCTCGAGCCACCCGGCCCTCGTGCATCATGTCGAAGGCCACCATCTCGATGATTGAGTGATGCCAGGACATCGTGCAGTCGTTCTGATGGATGTAGGCGACAGTGACCGCGCCTTCGAGATCGTCCAGCTTAAGCGCGCCGGACATATGACCTCTTGACGTGGACTTCGGCTTCCTGCTCGATCGGTTCGACGGTGTAGGAGAGACCGAAGCGCGGATCGTCACTGAACAGGTCAGGGTGAGAGCGCACGAGCGGATCGTTGGCCGGCCAGTGCGTGCCAGCGCCGACCATCTCTGAACGTCCGTTGGTGAACGCCACCATGGTCGTGGCTTTGGCGTAGACGATTCTCATACGTCGTAGCCGAGCGCGCGGAGCCTGTGGTCGACCGCTGTCATGCCCGCCTTGTCGCCATTCAACGCCGCTGTTTGGCGTTCGGCGAGTAGCTGGTGGACGGCAGGATCGGTCGACGCGCCAGGGCTCTGAACTACCTTGGCGACTGCCTTCTTGGCGGGTTTCTTCTTGGGCATCTTGTCCTCCTTACCAAGGCGTACCGAATTCGCGTTTGTTGTTCGTCTCGTCGCCTGCGACTGGCTTACCGGCAATGACCGACCCTCCTGCATCGACCTTTCGAGGGGAGACGGCAGACTGGGCGGCGGTCAGGAATGTGTTGAACGCAGTCAATACGCCCGCGTCCATCGCCGTCGTGCTGTTTGGGCACTTGACGTGAATCTCGAACGGCATGAAGCCTCCTTGAGATTGGGTTGGGTGGGAGAGCGGTTGTGTCCCCCCGGACTTACCGCTCTCCCGGCTGCTAAGAAGCTACGAGTTGACGAGTAGACGGAAGGCGAGGTCGTTGGCGCTCCCGCCTCCAACGCGCGCGTAAGCAAACCAGCCGCGCTGACCGGTCGGCCTGTTGTTTGTGACGTC